GAGGCATCGGCTAAACTTTTCATTATATGGAAAGCAGCGCCTGGAATGATTAAGAACTCAGTTGAGGGACTAGTTAATTCTGTTACGAATTACAGCTCTCATCCTGTGCAATTAGTCTTTTCATTAAGATCATTGAAGAAATCGGCAGTATGGGGAGATTTCAAAGCATTGATCAACTTGACTTCTAATACCTATTTTTTAGGTGGTCTTGTTGAGCTTGCTGAGAAATCAGGACTCTTAGAAGGACCTTCACAAGCTTCTATTGGTAAACTTCATGCCAAAGAAGAAGCAGCGGGGAAAGTTAGATTATTTGCTATAGTGGATGCATGGACCCAATGGGTTCTGTATCCATTACACAAAGTAATCTTTGGTGTATTGAAAAATATACCCCAAGATGGAACTTTCAATCAAACTGCGCCTCTCGACTTACTGCAAAGTAAAGTTGATGCCGGTGAGGTTAAAGGACTATATTCCTTGGATTTAACCGCAGCAACCGATAGATTACCAATATTGGTTCAGATAAACATACTACAGAACCTAGTAGGTAACGATGCCTTTGGATGGCATTGGGCAAACTTACTTGTTGGTAGAGGTTACGACTTCTATCAACTGGGCTATAGCAAGTACCATGGAAGGTACAATTACGCTGTAGGCCAGCCAATGGGAGCGTTGAGTTCTTGGGCTATGTTAGCCCTGACTCACCATTTCATTGTGCAAGTAGCTGCCTGGCAATCCGACATCGTTCCATTGGGACATTGGTATAAGAACTATGCCCTTTTAGGTGATGACCTAGTGTTAGGGGATTCGGTTGTTAAAGACCGATACCTATCCATCCTGAAATCTCTAGGAATGGAGGTAAATGTACACAAAAGTATCATTTCCGACACAGGCCGATGTATGGAATTCGCAAAACGAACCATATATCGAGGGGTTGATGTTTCCCCCATCGCACTAAAGGAGGTATCTGCTTCAATGCAGTTACTACCCGCTCTGGTTCAGTTTGGACGTAAGTACAAACTGTCCCTGCCTCAGTTATTGAGAGGTTTTGGATTTGGATGGAGAACTCTCTCATGGTTATCAAAACCATTAGGGAAACTCTCTGGTCCTGTCCGAGCGATAGTTCTGGCCGTGGCTATACCAAGTACAGCTGAAGAGATCAAGGACTTCTTCAATTTAGGAGCACCTAAGTTTGTTAAATATATTAACTCTCAACGTAATATTGCTATAGACTTTATAGAATATGAGTTAAGGGTTGCCCGACTTCGATTGGAGAAACGTCTAGCATTCGTTAAGGATTTCCGGTTCAACTTTGGACCAGAATACTTACCGAAGTTATGGCTAAAACACCTTCTACAATCCGAAGAAGAGTTACTGCAAGAGCGGTTAGAGAGAGCAACATCAGTTTCTGATGAGCTTAATCTAAATGCACCCGTCGATGATAAGACGGCCAAGGCTCGAGTAGCAAAATATACAGAACAGCTTAAGGACCTAAAAGATCTGCCTAAAGACTCTAAGAAAATCATGGAATTCTTCTATGAGGTATACAGACATGTTATTAACCCTGCATTAGCCAATTATATGGTGACATGCATGGAAGTATTGGCGAAATTCCCAAATTGGGCAAATTCGTTCAAACTTATCGTAAATAACAGAGATAGTCTGGACTTTATCAGTCACTATGCCTTATATATAGAATTCTTGGCTGACTTAAGTCTCTTAGGAGAACACATCTTCAAGTTTGAGAAACCAGAAGGTAGTGAAGCTGAATCAAGATCTCTGAACGCTGTGACGCCAGCTCAAATTCGGTTCTTCCGAAAATGGTCTGGTGTTCTCCAAGGTTCAGTTCCAATTAACGAGCTGAAATTAAAGGTATCTAAGATCAA